TGTCCTCTTTTGCATCATCGGCTCTCACTAAAAAGTTTGGCATAAGCGATGTAACTTTTGTTTCAAGATGGTTTTTAGGTAAAATGTCTGAATGTATTGTATATCCAACAAGTCAACAAAGCGGATTTAAAGCGTCAATTGAAAGCGATATGAGTTCACATTATTCAATTGCATTATGACACTATTAGGATATAAATATTTAACTGAAGAAGATGCTCAAAGGGCAAGAAAGGATTGCTCTGACTATTATGGCATTCCTGTTTCTCCTGAAGACACTACTCAATATTGGGTTGATTATCAATGTGCAGTGTTAGATACACCTGTTTTTTGGTTTATACTATTTGATGAAAGCCTTGTGCCTATTTTGGGAGAACCTATTGAATTTGATATAACTCAGCCAACATTGTAACATGACCCTTACAGAAAACTTTTCATTTGATGAGTTTGCTTGCCGCTCAGGAGCTAAGTTTAGTTCAGAGGCAATAGAGAACATATCAGTGTTGGCTCAGCAGCTCGAGGTTATTAGGGAAGAAGCAGGAGGTGTTTCCATTAAAGTAAACTCCGGATACCGCTCACCGGCGCATAACAAGAAGATTGGCGGCGTTAAAAACTCTCAGCATACTAAAGGTAAAGCTGCCGACATTGTAATTTCAGGAATGAAGCCAAGTGAGACTGCCGACTTGATTGAAAGGTTGATTGATGAGGGCAAGATTTTGGAGGGAGGTGTTGGACGCTACGCAAGGTTTACTCACTACGATATACGCGGAGTGAAAGCGCGTTGGTCTAAGTAGTTTCATTTTAAAGTATTACCTTTGCAATATGAGATACCTGCTGATACTGTTGGTGCTATCATCTTGCATTACGGAAAAAAAATGCTATGATAAGTTTCCTCCCAAGATTACTGTTGATACAGTGGTTGTGGACAGTATCGCATATCGCGATACCCTAATATTTGTTCCCGGTGATACGATTATTTTTGAGATGCCCGACCTGTGTCCGGATATGGATACCATTGTTGTTTTTAAAGAAGGAAGGGTCAAGGTTGTAAGAAAAGACAGCATCCTTACTTTTGACTACGAGCAAAAGGAAAAGGAGCTTACGGCAAAGCTAATGGACAAGTACAAGTCTACTGTAATCACAAAGACAATTGTTGTCAAGGAACCCATTAAGTTTTGGCAGATGGTGTTCTTTTGGCTTGGTGTATTTTTTAGTGTTGGACTTTTACTTTTTGTGATATGGATGGCAATGAGTTAAAAACTATAATTGCAAGCTACCTGCTTTCTTTGGTAGCTTTTTTTACTCCCTTAGCCGGGATGGTTCTGCTGATAACATTTGCTGTTCTTATTGACACCTATGTTGGGAGGTCATACGCAAAGTGGTCGGGTAAAGTTGTGACATCCGGTAAAACTCGGGTTGGATTTATTCGAAAGATGATTACCTACTCAGTGGCTATTTTGTTTTCATTCCTTCTTGACCACTTTATACTGAACGATTTTATCAAGATGGTAATTGACAAGGACTATCTTTTTACAATTATTTCAACTTTGTTTTTGATTAATATTGAGTATACAAGCATAGATGAGAAAGTAAAGTGGCGTACCGGGAAAAGTATTACAGATAGGATAGGTGATTTTGTTAGGAGATTGAAGGATGTAATTATAAAAGCAAAAGACATTAAAGCAGAACTGTAATGGCAGCTAAAAAGACATCGGATGCTAAGTCATCCTTTTTGAAGAAGCCCGAGGTGAATCGTCCCGGAGTGCACGCTAAGTCTAAGACATCCAAGATAAAGGGCTCAAAGAATTATAAAAAGCCATACAATCGTCAAGGTAGATAAAAAAATTCTATCTTTGTAAAAATTAAATCATATGGCAAAGACTATTTCATTAAATGTTACTCAAGAAGAGCTTGAAATGCTTCAAGCTATGAACACTCAGTACTCTCGTATGAAGCTGATGATTGCAGACTTAGAGCTTCAAAAAGCATCTGTGCTTAGGGAGATTGAGGTTTTAAAGCAGGACTTCTCTCGCAATGAAGCAGAGCTTATTTCTAAGTATGGTCGCAATGCTGTTATCGACATTAAGACCGGAATGATTACATACTCAAAAGAAGACTTACCTAACTGATTATGGCAAAGATATCAACATACCCAAATGCGAGCCCTTCGTTAAATGACAAGGTTATTGGTACAAATGTTACTCCGTCAAATGAGACTGAGAATTTTGTTCTTTCTGACATCCTTTCGTTATTTGTTGCGAACCTTCCGGCTTCTACTCCATTGCAGTACTCATTGGTTCTTAATGCCAAGGAGACTTTAGCATTGGCTCCATCGGGACTTGATGCTCCGCTTCAGTTAACAATTGGACCGGCACAGCTTGGCCCATTAGACCCGGTGCAGTTAACCGCTCTTGGAGAGATACGTTTTAATCAAGCAGGGCAGTATATGCTTTCTGTTCAAGGGTTGTTTGAAAGGCTTGGGAGCTCAGGTGGGTTTGCGCTTTTGCACTTCCGAGCTTTGATAAATGGGGTTCAATCCGGCAACACACAGTCTATTGAGATTAATGACACTCAGACTTGGACTCCTTACGAAAGGACTATTCCTATTTACATTTCAACTCCCGGCACTGAATTGACATTTCAGATTGTTCGAGACAGCACCGGTGTTAATGCCGGGGGATTGTATCCGGCTCCGGTTTCTACTCCGGGGTGGCCATCAACTCCGAGCTTTGCGGTTCAAGTTTATAAAGCATCTCTGTAATGAATCCTTGGGTTGCATCAGAAGTTGATTATAGCTTTGCGTATGAGATACGTAAGATTTCTGTTGGGGCAGACTACAAGACTGCTATGCATTACATCTTAGGCCAACCTGTGCTAAATGATTCCCATAAGATAAATGGATTTACTCGCGACAGCACCGGCCAACATTTTGTGTGGATTATCAATGATAAGCAAGAGGTTCTTTTGTGGAAATCATTCGGAAACAATATGCCAATTTCAATTGAATACAACATCAATATTTAAAAATGCAATCACCATTCCACTTCATTGCAAAGCCGCATGAGGGGAAGCGATACAACAACACAAAGAGCGTAGAGGGGATAGACCTCATCATTAGTACATCAGAGGAAGACCATCGCTTCTCAAACAGATATGCGGAAGTAGTAGCGGTTCCATTGGGATACTCCGGGCCCATACAGGCCGGTGACATTCTTTTGGTTCACCACAACGTGTTCAAGTTTTACAACGACATGAAAGGCCGCAGGCAGTCGGGCCGCAGCTTTTTAAAGGATGATTTGTTTTTGATTGAGGAGGACCAATACTTTGCTTACAAGAGGGATGGATTTTGGAACGCATACGGCAGGTACTGCTTTGTGAGTCCGGCCCCGGTGATTGATTCTTTCATAAAGAAGCCGGGGAGTGAGGAGCCTCTTGTTGGAATCATGGAGCTTCCTAACGAAAGGATGCTGAGCCTTGGAGTAAACAAGGGGGACACAATATGTTTTAAGCCTGAGAGTGAGTATGAGTTTGATGTGGATGGGCAAAAGATGTTTCGTATGTTTGACCATCAAATAACAATTAAGTTATGAATGCTTTTGTTTATGACAATGTTATAAAAGACCCATTGGCTTACAAGAAGAAAATCTTGTCGGGTGTATTTCAAAATGCATTTGATGGTGTAAACTTGTTCAAGAATGTTCAGCCACTGACACCAAGGGATGAGTTTGTTGATTTTTTAATGAATGAGTTTTCTGTTTTGGATTTGGTTGTTTCTTGGAACTTTGCAAGGAAGTCTCCATATATGCAAGATGAGCCCAACTTTGTTCATTCAGATGAAATGATGGGGAATCTTACTGCGATTCTTTATTTGAATGAATCACCCCCGGAAGGAGATGGCACCACACTATATGATGAAGATGGTAAAATTATGATTGTGTCTCAGTCAAAGTTTAACAGAGCATTTGTGTTCAACTCGGATTGTTTGCACTCTCGAAATATTTATCATAATTTCGGAAAAGGAGACGATGCAAGATTGATACAGGTTGTGTTTTTAAAACTAAGAGATGAAAAGCTCTAAGGAAATAAAGCTGAGGATTATTCAAGCCGGGCACCGGGCGGTAGAGCAACTAATTAAGGTTGCTGAGGAAGAGATTGTCGGTGGGGATGATGAGCTTTCTGCTGACAAACTAAAGAGTGCAGCTCAAGCCAAGAAGATGGCTATCTTTGATGCATTCGAGATTCTGTCAAGAATAGAAGCAGAAAAGGAAGTCCTCGAGCAGATGGAGAATGGTTCAATGAAAACAGATAGTAAGCAAGGTTTTGCAGAGCGAAGGTCAAAATAGTTTATATCGGGTTCTTGATGGGTACATCCCTAGCAAGATTTACTCTACAAAAAATAAGAGTAAAGGGTGGGCCTATGGCTACAACGAAGAGCACGATATGGTTGTGATATCTCGCACCGGTCAGATAGGTGAGATAGTAATGATAGAGGGATTGGCTATAGCGTTACCGGCGGTGCCGGAGCACGTATACTCAAGAAGTAATATCGTATGTGAGCAGTACTTTGAAAGGGAAAACTACCCATCTGAGTTGGCAAAGATTCAGACCATATTTCAGTGGAATGAAAGGCCAAAGGAATTCAAAGACCGTTGGATTGATTACATAGAATCTCAGTTTGATTATAGGGAGAATGGCTATTGGTTTATGAACAATGGGTCTCCTACCTACATGACCGGAGCACATTGGATGTACCTTCAGTGGTCAAAGATTGACATTGGCTATGCGGATTGTCGGGAGGCAAACAGGATTTTATTTTTATTTTGGGAGGCGTGCAAAGCGGATGAAAGGTCATTTGGCATGATATACCTAAAGATTCGGCGTTCCGGATTCTCCTATATGTCATCATCGGAGTGCATCAACACAGGTACCTTGGCCAACAATTCCCGGATAGGCATACTATCCAAGACCGGTAGTGATGCCAAGAAGATGTTTACCGATAAGGTTGTTCCGATTAGCACGAACCTTCCATTCTTCTTCAAGCCTATTCAAGATGGTATGGACCGGCCCAAGACGGAGTTGGCCTATAGGATTCCGGCATCCAAGATTACAAAGAAGAATATGCACGAGATTGGCGAGGAGGATGAGATGAAAGGCTTGAACACAACAATCGATTGGAAGAACACTGAGGACAACTCCTATGATGGAGAGAAGCTGCTGCTTCTTGTGCATGATGAAAGTGGAAAGTGGGTGAAGCCAAACAACATCCTAAACAATTGGAGGGTAACAAAGACTTGCTTGAGATTGGGTAGAAAGATAATAGGCAAATGCATGATGGGTTCTACTTGTAATGCATTGGAAAAGGGTGGAGGCAACTTCAAGAGTATGTACTTTGATTCTGACATAACGAAGCGTAATGCAAACGGTCAGACCAAGAGTGGGCTCTACAGATTGTTTATACCCATGGAGTGGAACCTTGAGGGGTTTATTGACCGCTATGGGATGCCGGTGTTTCGGAAGCCAACGGAAAGGGTTATGGGGGTTGATGGCCAATTAATAACCAATGGTGCCATAGACTATTGGGAGGCGGAGGTTGATTCTCTTAAGAATGATGCTGATGCTTTAAATGAGTACTACCGTCAGTATCCGAGAACGGAGTCTCACGCTTTCCGGGATGAGAGCAAGGCATCTCTTTTCAATCTCACGAAGATATATCAGCAGATTGACTACAACGATTCAATGATTAAGGGCCATATGTTGACAAGGGGTTCTTTTCATTGGAAAGATGGGATAAAAGATACGAAGGTTGTATGGTCACCCGACAGCCGGGGTAGGTTCCTTGTAAGTTGGCTTCCGCCTAAAGAGTTGCAGAATAGGTTTATTGAAAGGAATGGAATAAAGTATCCTTTAAACGAGCACATTGGTGCGTTTGGATGCGATAGCTATGACATTTCAGGTGTTGTTTCGGGGAGTGGGTCGAATGGGGCTCTCCATGGGTTGACCAAATTCAATATGGAAAACGCTCCATCCAATGAGTTTTTCCTTGAGTACATTGCCCGGCCGCAGACGGCGGAGATATTTTTTGAGGAGGTACTGATGGCTTGTGTGTTTTATGGTATGCCGATTCTTGCCGAGAACAACAAGCCTAGGTTGTTGTACCATTTAAAGAACCGGGGGTATCGTGGGTTTAGCTTGAACCGGCCGGACAAGAACATATCAAAACTTTCAAAAACAGAAAGAGAGCTTGGTGGAATCCCCAACTCTTCGGAGGATGTGAAGCAAGCACACGCTGCTGCTGTAGAGTCATACATTGAGAAGCACGTCGGCTTAGATTTTGAGGGGGTGTACAGAGACTCGGAGGAGATGGGTACGATGCCGTTTAACAGGACGCTT